ACTTCACAGGATTTACAGGCATACCTAATAATTCTGGATCAGGTAAGACTGGCGATATTTCGTTTACTACAGTAGGCGCAAGCAGTGGTGATGTTTATAACATTGTTATGCAGGTTAGTAAGAGTTACGGATAATGGCAGCTAAAAAAAAAGCGCCAGCTAAGAAAAAAGCTAAGTCTCGTGTTAATGAAGCAGGCAACTACACGAAGCCCGCTTTAAGAAAGCGATTGTTTAATCAGATTAAATCTGGATCTAAAGGTGGATCAAGCGGTCAGTGGTCTGCTAGAAAAGCTCAGATGTTAGCAAAACGTTACAAGGATGCTGGCGGAGGTTACAAAGACTAATGGCTCTTAAGAAACCTCAGAAGTCCCTTAAAAAGTGGACAAAAGAAAAGTGGGGAACCAAGTCTGGCAAACCTTCTACCCAAGGTAAGACGGCTACGGGTGAGCGTTATCTGCCAAAGAAAGCTATAAAAGCTTTAACCGACAAAGAGTATAAGGCTACTTCTAGAAAGAAAAAGTCTGACAAAGAAAAAGGCAAGCAGCATTCACCACAGCCAAAAAAGATAGCAAGGAAAACTGCGAGGCATAGATAATGGCTACTAGAAAGCCAGCAAAAGGAAAAGCAAAGGTTAAGGTAACTTCGACTGGAAAGAAAGTTAGCTACGGACAAGCGGGTAAAGCAAAAGGCGGTGGCCCAAGAGTTAAGCCGGGAACAAGCAAAGGCGACAGCTATTGTGCAAGAAGTTTGGGCATTAAGAAAAGACTGCCTAAGAAAAAACAGAACGATCCAAATACGCCAAACAATCTTTCTAGAAAACGATGGAAGTGTTCTGGGGCCAAGTCTAATCGAAAGTAATAAATTTGGAGAAAAGTAATGGGTTTAAAATTATCAGACATTTCGCCAGCTGCCTCTTTAATTAAAGGTGAAGGGCTTGGGCTTAGCGCAGGTATTATTCCTGCGATACTTACTGAAAAAAGAAAAAAGAACAAAAAAAAAGAAGCAGAAGCTATGGAATTAAAAGAAACAGAAAAGTTAAAAGCTGAGCGTATGGTTTCAGAAGCTTCTAAAATGAAAGCAGGCGGAAGAACAAGATCAAAGCCTATTGATGGGTTAGCTGTTCGCGGAAAAACTAAGGGTCGCTTTGTTTAATGGCTACTAGTGGCACATTTTCTTTTAACTTAGATCTTGGCGAAGCTATAGAAGAGGCTTTTGAAAGAGCTGGGTTAGAACTTCGTAGTGGTTATGATTACAAAACTGCTAGAAGAAGCATTGATCTGTTGATGCTTGAGTGGCAAAACCGTGGCTTAAACTTGTGGACAGTCAACTTTGGAACGCAAGCTTTAACTGCGGGCACAAACTCTTATACATTAGATGGCAAGATCTTTGATATTGTCGAAGGTTTTCTTAGAACAGATGCCGGAGATGTGCAAAGTCAGTTTGATCAAAGCATGTCTAGGATATCTGTAAGCCAATATTCTCACCTATCTAATAAGCTTACTCAGTCTAAACCGCTAGAGTATTACGTTCAAAGAACGCCGACAGGTGTTGTTATAAATCTCTGGCCTACTCCAGATGGTCAAGAGACGTACACTTTTGGCTACTATTATATGGAAAGAATAGAAGATGCTGGTAAGCCAGCAAGCAACAACATGGATATTCCTGCTAGATATTTGCCGTGTTTTGTTGCTGGGTTAGCTTATAACTTGGCTATAAAGTATCCAGAAGCAGCAGATAGAGCGTCTTTGTTAAAAGGAGAATATCAAGAACAATGGGACTTGGCCTCTGATGCAGCTAGAGAAAAAGCTTCTCTTTTTGTTTCTCCGGGAGGTTATCAGTTTTGAGTTATGCTAGCGGAAAGTATGCTTTTGGTTATTGTGATCGAACTGGGTTTAGGTATCCAAAAAAAGATCTAGTTCAGCAAATTGTAAACCAAAGACCTACAGGTCTGCTTGTTGGCAAAGATGTTTTAGATCGGGATCAACCTCAGCTGCAGCTAGGAAAAGTTCGATTAGACGACCCTCAAGCATTAAGAAACCCAAGGCCAGATCAGTCTTTGCAGGAAAGCAGGGAGTATTTTGCTTGGAATCCAGTTGGAGGCGGCGTATCAGCTTTGGGCAGCAGGACAGTTGGATTAGATATTGAAGGCCAAATAGGCAATGTAACGGTGGTGACGTAATGGCTTGGACGTTTACAACTCTTAAGCAGGCTATTCAAGACTATACTCAAAATAGCGAAACAACATTTGTTAATAATTTGTCTGTAATTATTACGCAAGCAGAAGACAGGATTTTAAAATCTGTTCAACTTCCAGACTTTAGAAAAAATTCTACGGGAACAACAACTTCTGGCAATGCTTATTTGGCAACGCCTTCTGATTTTTTAGCTCCGTACTCATTAGCTGTTGATAACAGTGGCTATGAGTTTTTGTTATTTAAAGACGTAAACTTTATTAGAGAAGCTTACCCAAGTTCTTCTACAGAAGGTGTTCCAAAATACTATGGGTTATTTTCTGATGCTAATTTTATTATTGGCCCTACACCCCAAAGCAATTACAATGTAGAACTTCATTACTTTTATAAGCCAGAGTCTATAACTGTTTCTTCTGACGGCACTAGTTGGTTAGGCACTAATGCAGAAAGCAGCTTGCTTTACGGGTGTCTTGTTGAGTCATACACGTTTATGAAAGGAAACCCTGAGCTAATGCAAGTTTACAATACCAGATACATGGAAGCTTTAGAAAATCTTAAAGCACTTGGAGAAGGTTATAGTACTACAGACAGTTATAGGTCTGGATCTGTAAGGGCTGCTAGATAATGTTTGACATAACAGTAGGAAACGTTGGCTCTGTTAAAGTACTAACAACCAATAACAAAGGATTTCCCATTGAATATTGGGCTGACAGAGCAACAAGCACTATAATATCGGTAGGAGATAAAAGCCACCCACTTATCTCTGAGCAGGCTGAAGTTTTTAAAAGCCAAATAAAAGATGTTATTTCTTTCTACATGAAAGAAGCTGTTAATAGCAATAAGACAACAATGATTGCAGAACTTGAATCTAAAGAATATCCGGAAATAGCAGAAATAATAAGGAGCCTATAATGGCTATTACTCAGGCAATGTGTACTTCTTTTAAAAAAGAATTGCTAGAAGCAAAGCACAATTTTACAGCAGCAAGTAATGTTTTCAAGCTTGCTCTTTATACAAGCTCTGCAAGTCTTGCAGCTTCGACTACAGCTTATACTTCTAGCGGAGAATCTAGTGGTAGTGGCTATACAGCCAAGGGTGCTTTTTTAACAAGCGTAACTCCTACTAGTTCTGGCACGACTGGATTTACAGACTTTAACGATCTTACTTTTAGTTCGGCTTCGGTTACGGCAAGAGGTGCTTTGATTTTTAACGAAGCAGCTTCTGGTGATCCAAGCGTTTGTGTTTTAGATTTTGGCGCAGATAAAACATCTACTGCTGGTGATTTTACAATTACCTTTCCTACAGCAGATGCAAGTAACGCCATTATAAGAATTGCGTAGAATATTTAGTGGCTAATGTCACTGTTGCGTTTCAAGGTTGGAACAGTTCTAACCAAGGTTGGGGCGATGTTGGCTGGGGAGAAAGCGTTCCTCTTGCTCAAGGATCATCTGCACTTGGCACAGTTTCGGTTTCGGCAGATGCAAATGTTTCTGTTACAGGATTATCTGGAACATCTGCGCTTGGTACAGTTTCGGTTTCAGCAGATGCTCAAGTATCAGTTACAGGCGTATCTGCATCTGGAGCTGTTGGCTCTGTATCCATTACAGCAGATGCAAATGTTTCTGTCACAGGCGTTTCAGCTACTGGCGCGGTTGGTAGCGTTACCGTTTCTGCAGATTCAGAAGTTTCTGTTACTGGTGTTGCGGCATCAGGAGGAATTAATAGTGTTACTGTTACAGCGGGTGCAAATGTTTCTCCGTCAGGTCTGGTTGTCAACGGATCTATTGGTACGGTTTCAGTTTCTGCAGATGCAAACTGTAGTGTTACTGGAGTATCTTCGACGGGCTCCATTGGTAATGTTACTGTTGTCATTGATGCTGATGTTTCGGTTACTGGAGTTTCTTGCCAAGGACAAGTCGGAACGATACTTGTTTGGAGTGAAATAAATCCTAATCAAAACCCTAATTGGAATCCTATATCTGTAAGTCAAACACCAAATTGGAGTTCAATATCAGCGAATCAAACACCAAATTGGAACTCTATATCCGCGAATCAAACGCCAAGTTGGAATTCTGTATCTGTAAATCAAACACCAAACTGGCAAGAAGAGGCAGCTTAAATGGCAACGTATGTAAATGATCTTAGATTAAAAGAAATAAGCACTGGCGATGAAGCTGGAACATGGGGCACATCAACAAATACTAACCTTGAGTTAATTGGCGAAGCACTAGGTTATGCAACTCAGCAGGTGTTTAGTTCAGATGCTGACGCAACAACTACCGTTGCAGATGGTACTTCAGATCCTGCTCGTGCAATGTACTTTAAGATTACTTCTGCTGGCAGTTTGACGGCAACAAGAACTTGTACGATTGCACCTAATACTTTATCTCGCGTGATGTTTATAGAGAATGCAACTACTGGATCACAATCGATTGCAATCTCTCAAGGCTCTGGGGCTAACGTTACTATTCTTACAGGCAAAACGGCGATTGTTTATTTAGATGGTGCAGGCAGCGGAGCTGCGGTAGTTGATGCGATGGCCGGAGTTGACCCCGGCGTAACAGATACCCTGACAGAAGTATTGGTTGCAGGTAACACATCAGGCGGCACCAATATAGAACTTAGTACAACAGATAAAGTCCAGTTCCGCGACTCAGCCATATACATCAACTCAAGCGCAGACGGACAGCTCGACCTCGTTGCTGACACAGAGATTCAGATAGCGGCTACCACCGTAGACCTTAACGGTAACTTAGATGTATCTGGCACTGTTGTCGCAGGCGGCGTAGTAACAGCCAACGCGGGTGTAGTAGTAGATAACATTGCAATAGACGGTACTACGCTTACATCTACAGATGATTTTATTGTTGATGCATCCTCAGATATAAATTTAGACGCAGGTGGAGGTCAGGTAAGATTAAAAGGCAGTGGTTCTACTTTTGTAACTTTTAACGTAGACGCAACCCCAGAAGTTTTATTAACTGGCGGCCCTTCATTTATTGGTACAACAACGTCTGATGCAGCTTTAACAATTTTTGGTTCTGACGGTGGTAGCAATGTCAATGCGCTAGTTTTTGATATGGCAGCGGCAGGTGCGGCTACTTTTAATTCTAGCGTAACAAGTGCAGGACTTCATTCCACTACAGCGGGAACAAGCAACTTCATTGCAGGTGTCAACGCAGGTAACAGCATTGTTAGTGGTGGTAATTATAATGTTGTCGTGGGCGATGAAGCAGGTACTGCGATTACTACTGGTGATGAAAATGTCTTTATGGGATACACGGCAGGTCAAGCCATTCAGGGAGGAAGCGCGAATGTTGCAATAGGAAATGAAGCCCTCTATACCGAAGACGGTCACGGTAGAAATGTTGCTGTTGGCTTGCAATCTTTGCATACGCTTAATGCAGGAGCAGATGCTTATAATACCGCAGTCGGCTATAAATCTGGCAAGCTAATAACCACAGGCATTTACAACACTCTCATCGGTGCTTTGGCTGGCGATGCTTTTACAGATGCTGATTATAATGTAGCTGTTGGTACTCAGGCTTTAAGTTTGGATACACTAGGTTCTAGGTCTGTAGCGGTTGGACATGCAGCATTACAGAGCCAAAACTTTACTTCAGCTACAAACGGATACAACACCGCAGTTGGCTTTTCAGCAGGTGAAGCAGTAACCACAGGAGTTCAGAATACATTTATAGGCGGTCTATCTGGTGATGCAAACACCACAGCATCTAACAACACTGCGCTTGGTTATGCATCTTTATCTGCCAACACCACCGGAACACAAAATACATCAGTAGGTTCTTTTTCTTTAGATGCGAATACGACTGGAGATTACAACACTGCTACTGGCTATGCTGCTTTAGGCGCAGCAACAACGGCAACAAACAACACTGCTTTTGGTTCTCATGCTTTAACAGCAAACACCACAGGTGATAGAAACACGGCAGTAGGTTCAGGTGCGGCAGACAGTCTTACAACGGGCGCGGCAAATACTGCGCTTGGCTATAAGGCAATGGATGCCCATACCACTGGAAACAGCAATACGGCGATTGGAGCGTATGCTTTGGATGCCAACACTACTGCGGGAGACAACACAGCGGTAGGTGCTAGTGCTTTAACCGCAAACACCACTGGTTCAAGTAATTCGGCAGTTGGTGCTAGTGCTTTAGGCGCAAACACCACGGGCGCTAGTAACACAGCAGTTGGTATTTTTGCTATGGGTGTTAACACCACTGGAGACTATAACACTGCGGTCGGTGGAAATTCTTTAGATGCTAACACTACAGGCGCTAGTAATAGTGCTTTTGGTAGAA